AACACCGGGGACTGGAACAAATCTTCTTTCAATACTGGTTGTTTTAATACAGAAGAACAGAAGATCATGCTCTTCAATAAACCGTCAGATATGACTTATAACGATTGGTTGAGATCAGATGCAAGATATTTACTGAATCAGATACCAAAAGACGTTGTTGAATGGGTGTGTGAAGAAGATATGACTGATGAAGAAAAGGTAGCAAATCCAACCTATGAAACAACAGGCGGTTACCTCAAAGTGCTTGATGAATCAGAATGTGGTCAGTTATGGTGGGGCAGCTTATCAGACTCTCAGAAGAATTACATTAGGTCAATACCAAACTTTGATGCAGAAATCTTTGAACAGTGTACAGGTATTAAGGTAGATGAATGATCTTCAATTCATGCCCCATCAGGAAGAAGTGCTGAATCTGACTGATGATAAAAACAGGTGTGCTTATTACTTAGATATGGGACTTGGTAAAACTTTTGTAGGTGCTGAAAAAATGTATTTGCTGAACAATACTGTAAATTTGATTGTATGCCAAAAATCAAAAATTGATGATTGGGTTGATCATATGAAAACGTATTACCCGGAATACCGGGTTATGGACTTAACAAAGAAAAGTGAAGGTGTGAACTTCCGTACACTGGTTGAAACCAAAGACCTGTATGATCAGAACATTCAGATTGTCGGTGTAATCAACTATGATTTGGTATTCAGACGTAAGTATATAGCCCATATAACCGACTTTACATTGTTACTTGATGAATCAAGCCTTATATGCAATGAAAACGCTAAACGGTCAAAATTCATATTGAAGTTACAACCGGAAAGCGTGATCTTGCTGTCAGGTACACCAACAGCAGGAAAGTATGAACGGTTGTGGTCACAGCTTAAGTTGTTAGGTTGGGATATTAACAAGAAAGCCTTTTATGCTTCCTATGTTCAGACGGAATGGATTGAAAACGGTGATGGATACAAGAAAGAAGTAATCACAGGATATAAGCACGTTGAGCATTTGAAGAAAAGACTTACACAGTTTGGTGCAGTATTCATGAAAACAGAAGAGGTGATTGAACTGCCTGAACAGACTGAACAGAAAATTTTCTTGAAGAACACAAATGAATATAAGTTTTTCATCAAACACAATTACTTGGAACTTGATACAAGGAACTTAGTCAGATTCAAAGATGATTCAGATTTTGAAGGTGAAGATGTGACACCAAGGGTTGAGCTGATCGGTGATAATAGCCTAACCAAAACATTATATTGCAGACAGCTGTGCGGTCAATGGCATAAGGAAAAACTGGAAGCATTCAGGGACTTACTGGAATCAACTGAAGATCGGTTGATTGTGTTTTATAACTTCAATGAAGAACTGACAAGACTTAGAAAAATATGTGAATCACTCAACAGGGAAGTCAGTTTTGTAAATGGTTCAGGACGTTCAATGTATGCATATGAATGTGTAGATAACAGTGTCACATTTGTTCAGTACCAAGCAGGGGCAATGGGTGGTAACTATCAGAAAGCAAATAAGATTGTGTACTTTACGTTGCCACTTGGAAAAGGGTCTTGTGATCTTTGGGAACAGTCAAAGAAGCGTATACACAGAATCGGTCAGAACAGACCATGTTACTACTATTACCTACTGGTAAAGGGAAGTTTTGAAGAAAGGAATCTTGCAGCATTGCAGGAAGGAAAGGAACTAACTGATGAATTGTTCAATACTTGATAAGGTATTCGGAATTATGGCAATTATTGGATTTTTCTTAATTGTTGGTGCGGTCGGTGCATCTGATTATGCTGTTGAAATGCATATATATGAACCGGTGACAGCTCACATGAAAGAAATTGTAATAGGTGTGATTTTAATGATACCGGGAATGATTTGTTTAGGTGATTAAATGGTTGGACTTATGATACTGAAATTAGGTGGTTAATGTGGCAGCAGAAAAGAATTTTGAAAACCGGGTTAAAAAATACCTTGAGGAATATGGTTGTTGGTGGCTCAAATACTGGGGTGGTGCAGCTTACACAAAAAGCGGTATTCCTGATTTACTGGCAAGTTCAGACGGTTGTTTTCTTGGTATTGAAGTCAAGGCAGACAACGGTGAACCGTCACTGATACAGCTTTATCACTTAAGGAAAATAAGAGAATCAGGGGGATATGGGATTTTACTATTTCCAAAGGACTTTGAAGAGTTCAAATGGTTCAATAAACACAAATCAAAATCTAACGCTTGGTATCTTTCCAATATTGAAGAACAGAAGCGGTGGAAAATAAAGTTAGAAGAAAAGGAGATTTAACAATGACAAGAGAAGAACAGATTGAGTATTTCAAAGGTTGCCTGATGGCAACAGGTCGTGAGGGTATAGAAACTTTACTTGACTTCATAGAAGAACTTGGTTTTTATGATGCCCCTGCATCCGGTGGAAATCACTGTTGTAAAGATGGTGGACTGTTAGAGCATACAGTGAACGTCATGCAGTACGCTGAAAAGATCGGTCTTATACTGCTTGGAAGTGAAGCATATAACAAGATTCACAGCAGCGTGATCATTGCATCAGCATTACACGACCTTGGTAAGTGTGGACGTTATGGAAGTCCTTATTATGTTGAAAATATGGTGCAGGATGGTAGACCAACAAAGAAAAATCCTGAACAGAAGTATAAGAGATCAGAAAGTAAACCCTACAAGATCAGTTCTGATTTGTGCCATATTGACCACCCTTTAAGATCGGTTGAACTGGCAGCACGTTACATTGATCTGACAGAGGAAGAAGAACACGCTATTTTCTATCATGATGGTGCTTATGGTAGTCTTGCATATGATCTGAAAGGTCATGAAGAACCCTTACAGGTGATCGTTCACTTTGCAGATTTTTGGTCAGCACAGTTTCTTGAAGTCGGAAAACTTGACAGATTCAATGATCAGGTGAAGCCGGAGAAACAACCGATGAAGTAAAAGAGGAAGGTGAAAATAATGAAGAATAAAAACAGTTATGAGGAAGTTCTTGAAGCAGAAGTTGCAAAGCTGAAAGAAGAAAATAGACATTTGACAGACGAGCGTGATGAACTGAAATATATGCTGAATGATATGCATAGTGTTGTTGATGCTGCAAATGATGACTTTTTCAGCGAAATGTCAAGATTGTGTGGTTGTATTGAAATCGAGGGTACAAGAATCACATCAGCATATCAGGATTTAGTAGGAATCCTGTTGGCAAACGGTTATACAGTAGAGGTTACACCACTGCATAATAATACAAGATTACAGGTTGTTATCAAAGAAAGTGAGGATGAAATCAATGAGTAGTGCAAAGAAACACAAACAGAGAAGTCACAGAAGTTACAGAAACAGTGTTGCAACCGCTGAACATTTTCAGAACAGACAGATTTTGAAAATGTCACAGCAGAAAGTAATGAAAGAGAAAAGCAATCTTTTCACTAAGTTAATGGGCTTATTCAAGAAAGGGGAAAAATAATCATGGCACAGAAAGTTTTAATTATGGGTGAATCCGGTACTGGTAAAAGTACAAGCCTTAGAAATTGTGACCCGGCAACAACAGCGGTTATCAATCCGGTAGGTAAACCGTTACCATTCAAGAACCACTTTGAAATGCTGAACAATGAAACAGATGCAAGAAAAATTGTGAAGTACATGAAAGAACAGTGTACAGCAGGTAAGAAGCTGTTGGTGGTTGATGACTTCCAGTACATTCTTGCAGTACCGTACATGAACCGTATCAAAGAAACCGGGTGGGACAAGTACAATGATTTTGGTGCGAACTACTTTGAAATCATTGACTGTTGCAAAGACTTACCTGATGATGTTGTAGTCGTTTATATGACCCATTTGGAAACTTTAGATAACGGTCTTACAACTGTTAAGCTGATTGGTAAACTGTTGCGTGAGAAGATCACCATTGAAGGATTGTTTACCGTTGTACTTAGAACTGGTGTGAATGAAGCCAAGTATTACTTTTACACACAGAACAGCGGAAAAGATACAGTAAAATCACCGCTTGGAATGTTCACCGCATACGCTATTGACAATGATCTGAATTATGTTGTTGACAAGATCAGAAATTATTATGAACTTGGTGATTACAAGTCAGATGATGAAATGAATGCTGCTGATCAGGCGGTTGCATCTGATCTTGAAAAACCTGACAGCAAAGGCAGAAGAACAAGAGGTAAAAAAGCTGAATCTGCAACACCAACAGATGCACCGGAAGAAAAGACTGGAAGAACACGTAAGAGTAGGGCAGAAGTTCAGGCAGACAATGAACAGAAGATTGCTGATCATATGGATGAAGTTGACAAGGCTATTGATCAGGCTTTTCCGGGACAGGAAGAAGTATCATTTGATGAAGCAATGGATGTTGCCGATAAAGTACCGAAACCGGATTTACAGAAACCACCAAGAAGAACACGTAAGGAAAGAAATGCTGAAAAGTCTGAACCTGTTCAGGACGGTACAACGAACACTGATTCTGAATCTGTCACACTGGAAGCAGATGCATATTTCTATGACATCAAAAATAACAACTATGTGATGAAACATGCAGGTGAATCTGTTGACCTGATTGTTGACGGTGTTGAGGCTATGAAGGTGATCACAAGAGAAGAATTTAATGCAGGAATCAAAAGACTTGCACAGGAAAACAACCCTGTACCTGCTGATGCACAGACCCCGGCTGAACCTTTAGACGGTGCTATGAACCCACCTGAACAGCACGTCAGAGGTCAAAGACGAAGAAGAACAAGATCATGATTGCATTAAATATTTTTCTTGCAGTCATGGCAGCATTCTTTGGATTCGGTTCAGTGGGTGACAGGATTCAGAAAAATAGGGATAATTATACAAGGGTTTGTATTGCTTGTATCATAGCAATTATAATCATAAATTTATTTTAAGAAAGGTTAAATGGTGAAAAATTATGGCAGTAGATTTTAGTACATTCGATGAACAGGTTGATCTTAACGCATTACAGAAAGAGGTTCAGGAAGCAGACGATTCACAGTTTGAAGATGTACCGGATGGGGATTATGATGTAAGTTTTGATAAAATGGAGATCAAGCCAACAAAGAAAGGTGACAAGCTGATGTTTTCGGTTCAGTGTAGCATCTTGGAAGGTAATCAGAAAGGTAGAAAGATTTTCTTCAACCGTACTATTTCCGGTAACACTTCACAGAAGTGGACTAATGGTATGGCAATCAAATCTGTTTGCACATGGCTTGATAAGCTTGAAACAGATACAGTACCGGAATTTATCAACTACAATGATTTTGCTGATTGCGTACTTGATATTTTTCAGGAAGTACAGGGTAAAGTTGGTGCAGCAGTTACTTATAAAGCTGATAATTTCAACCCAATCACAATCAACGAAGCGTTTGATATGTAAAAATTTTTAACTTGCTTGTATCTTAAAAAGGTACTGATATAAAAACAGCGGTGTGTAAAACGCACACCGCTTTTCAAAAAGTGGGTGATTTAGTAAATGATATTCTACGATTTTGAGGTTTTTGAAAAGGATTGGCTTGCTGTATTCATTGATGTGACGAATAAAAAAGAACACGTGATAATCAATAGCCCTGATAAACTAAAAGCCTTATATGAAGCAAATAGAAAAGATATATGGGTAGGATTTAACAACCGTCACTACGATCAGTACATCATGAAAGGTATTCTGCTTGGTATGAATCCTAAAAAAATCAATGATTGGATTATCGTTGATAATAAAGAAGGTTGGCAATATTCAAGAGCATTCAATAAATTACCCATGATCAACTATGATGTAATGCCAAGCAATGATGAAACTATGAAAACAGTCGGACTGAAAACAATGGAAGGTTTTCTTGGTTCAAACATCAAGGAAACAGATGTTGATTTCCGTATCAAAAGGAAACTGACACAGGAAGAAATAGAACAGACGGTTAAATACTGTAGGCATGACGTAGAACAGACTATCAAGGTATTTCTTGAAAAGGTCAGTGAGTTCAATGCAGTTCATGGAATTATACAGGCATTCCCAAAAGAAACGTCACTGTATGACATTGGTGACAGTGAGGCCCGGATAACAGCAAAGGTTCTTGGGTGTTCAAAAACTCATTTTGGTGATGAATTTGATTTCTTTTTTCTTCCATGCCTGAAACTGAAAAAATACAAATACGTTCAGGAATGGTTTGCAGAGAAAAGAAAAGAAGCCCTTGAAATGGGGTTACAAGATTTTGACAAAAAAGATAAAAAGACTTGGTACAAGTCACAGAACTTTGAAACGATTGTTGCAGGAATACCGCACACATTTGGTTTTGGCGGTCTGCATGGTGCATCTGATAAGCCGATACATCGGAAAGGTCAGATTCTTCATGTAGACGTAAATAATTACTATCCGTCAATGCTGATTGCATGGGGACTTGTAACAAGGGCAGCAACTAATGACAATTACCCGTTGGTGTATAACACACGAAAAGCCATGAAGGAAAAACAGATTGCTGCAAAAAATGCCGGAAATAAGAAAGAAGTTAAGCGGTGGAAGAAAGCACAGTTACCATATAAGAAGATGCTGAATGCCTTGTCAGGTGCAATGAAGGATGAAACCAACGCAGCGTATGACCCAAGGAACAACAACTGTATGTGTATCAATGGTCAGTTGATGTTGCTTGACCTGATTGAACACCTTGAAGTTGTACCGGGATTTGAACTGATTCAGTCCAACACGGACGGTCTGATCATTTGGATTCCTGACACTGATGAAGCCTTTGAAATGGTTGATGATATTTGTTGGGAGTGGGAACAACGTTGTTCTACTGAACAATGTTCAATCTTGCTTGAACTTGACAATATATCAGAAATCTATCAGAAGGACGTAAACAATTATCTTTGGATTGGTACTGATGGTGGTGTTGAAAGAATTGGTGCATATGTCAAAGAACTTTCAGCTATTGACTATGATTTACCGATACTGAACAAAGCACTGGTTGACTACATGGTGAAAAAGACACCTATTGAACAGACAATCAATCAGTGCGATGACTTAATTATGTTCCAAAAAATAGTGAAGCTGTCAAACAATTATAACTGGGTTGAGCATGAACGGGGAACTGGTCAGATCATTAAGACAACAAAACACCGGGACGGTACACGAACAGAAGTGTGGTTATATCCTACCACACAAAAATATACTTATAAATCTTATCGTGTGTTTGCTTCCAATCGTGTTACAGACGGTAGGTTGTTAAGACGTAAGGTTGTAAAACCAAAGGGTGAAAAATTTGGAAACACACCTGATCACAGTTTCATTTATAACGATTCTGTAATTGGGGTTAAAGTACCACCGGAATTAGATAAGCAGTGGTACATAGATTTAGCAAGAAAAAGACTGAAACAATTTGGTATTGTAGCATAATACCGGAAAGGTGGGAACATGACAGACATTACAATTAAATATGATCATGGTCAGATGCTTATTCACTTAGATAGGTTTTTATCTGATGGAAAAATTACAAAGGTTAGAAAACTGTTGAAGCTGATCAGACAGAGTTACACACCGGAGTGTGAAGAACAGATAAAAGAATACATACAGCAGTGTGGTGTAACGGATAAAGACAAATTCCATAACAGTCAGGTAGCACTTGCAGGTAAGATTACAAACATTAAAAGTAATATTTACATTTTAGAAAATCGCTTAAAAGCTGCAACGTTTAATCGTAATATGCTTAAGAAATCCACCCCTATTCATAAAAATGAAGAATGGGAAAAGTGGAATGAACAGGTTAAGGACTGTCGGAAATCATTGAGAGAATCAAAGATACTTCTTACAGTAGTGAACCAAGAATATAAGCAGAATATTAAGAACAGGGTATTTTACCAAAAGGTGATGCAAGAATTTAGTTAAAGGATGGTGAAACAGGATGTTGTACAAAGGGTACATAAAGACAAAAGGCAAGAAAGCAATCGAAGCATTCAAAGACCGAACAAAATACCGCACTTATGACGAAGTGAAGAATCTTGAAGGGTTCGGTGGTGTTCTTGCTGATGATACCATCCTGATAGATATTGACGATGCTGAACAGTCTGAAATTTTAATGAACATTGTGGAAGAATATCAGCTTGATTGCCGGGTGTATTGTACAAGCCGGGGCAGACATTTTTTATTTAAGAATCACAGTATTACAAGGAACAGGACACACGTACCCCTTGCGGTTGGTCTGACAGCAGATATAAAACTCGGTACACGTTCATCATACGAAGTAATCAAAATTGACGGTGAAGAACGTTTTATTGAGTGGGATATTGAAGAAGGTGGAACATATCAGGAAGTTCCAAAGTGGTTGTTTCCAGTTCGCACAGCGGTAGACTTTCTTGATATGGATGCAGGTGACGGACGCAATCAGGCACTATTCAATTATATCCTGACACTTACATCAAATGATTTTAGTGTTGATGATACAAGAGAATGTATCAGGATTCTGAACAGATTTGTACTGAAAGAACCGTTATCTGATGATGAACTGGAAGTGATTCTCAGGGATGAAGCATTCCAGAAGCCTGTATTCTTTTGTGATAAAACATTCCTGTTTGACCGTTTTGCAATATGGCTTAAGAACAATGAAAATGTGGTCAGCATCAGTAATCAGTTACATATCTATCAAGATGGGATTTATCAGGTTGGGTACAAGGCTATCGAAACAGCTATGATCAATCAAATACCTAACCTGAAAAAGACACAGCGAAGAGAAGTATTAGAGTATATGGAACTTATAGCTGATGAAAAAGCACAGGCAGATGCACGTTATATAGCATTCAGGAATGGTGTGTTGGATATTGTGACCGGACAGATGCAACCATTCAGCCCTGATTTGGTTATTACCAATCAAATACCTTGGGACTATAACCCGGAAGCCTACAGTGAACTTGCTGATGATACACTGAACAAATTAGCTTGCGGTGATCAACCGATCAGGGCATTACTGGAAGAATGTATTGGCTATTGCTTTTATCGCAGGAATGAACTTGGTAAGGCATTCATCCTGACAGGTGACAAGTCCAATGGTAAGAGTACATTCCTTGATTGTGTCAAAGCAATTCTTGGTGATGGGAATATATCAGCACTTGATCTTAAGGAATTAGGGGACAGGTTCAGCACATCAATGATGTTCGGAAAACTGGCAAATATCGGTGATGATATTGGTGATGACTTCCTGCAAGGTTCACAGGTAGCAACATTCAAGAAAGTAGTTACAGGTAACAGAATCAAAGCAGAAAGAAAAGGGCAAGACCCTTTTGAGTTTAACCCTTATGTGAAGCTGCTGTTTTCAGCAAATGACATACCAAGAATGAAAGATAAGACCGGGGCAGTTCTTAGACGTTTGGTGATTATTCCATTCAATGCAAGATTTACAAAGTATTTACCAAGTGGTGAGATTGACCCGGATTACAACCCTTATATCAAGTATCAGTTGGTTGAACAAAGTTCAGTCGAATATCTGATCAGGGTAGGTGTGGAAGGACTGAAAAGAATCATTGAAAACAATGAGTTCACCAAGTCTGAAAAAGTGGCTGAACAGATTGATGAATATGAAAATGAAAACAACCCAATCAAGGCATTTATTGATGAATGCGGTGTTGAAATGATTGAGGATGAACCGACAGGTGACGTATACAGCAGGTATCAGGTATTTTGTGCTGATTGTGGTATGCAACCAATGTCAAACATTGTATTCAGCAAGCAGATCAATAAGCGTTTGGGGTTTGAAACAGTAGTAACTAAGGTAGGTGGTAAGTCTATCAGGATATTCAGAAAGGTATGATGGTATGGAAAAGTTAGTATTAACAGGTACGGTTTGTTTTTGCGTTGGTCTTACGGTTGGGTTAATCCTTGGTGCCGTAGTAATGGCATTAGCTGTTGCAGCAAAAAAGTACAAACCAAAGACAGAAGAAATTGATGATTGTTGGGGGTGTTTCGGTGCTGCAAATGGTGATTGTGATCGTTGCCCGGTAAAGGACGGTGCTGAAGATGAATAACGAAGTAATGTTTAGTAGCAATACGGATAACTGGAGTACACCACAGCATGTATTTGATGAATTGAATGATGAGTTTCATTTTAATCTTGATCCATGTGCAGATAATCAAAATCATAAATGTGATAAATTTTATACCAAAGAAGATAACGGACTTTTACAAGACTGGGGGGGGGATGAGGGTTTTTTGTAATCCACCTTATGGAAAAGAAATGTATAAATGGGTTGAAAAGTGTCATCAGGAAGGATGTAAAGAAAATACACTTGTATGTTTGTTGATTCCTGCAAGGACAGATACTAAATATTTTCATGATTTTATCATACATAGAACAGAAATCAGATTTATAAAAGGGCGGTTAAAATTTGGAAACAGTAAAAATGCAGCACCTTTTCCATCAATGTTAGTTGTTTTTAGAGGTGCAAAAGTGTAGAAAGGAAAGATGTAAATGTACAGAAATAATGAAGGGTATGTTGACCCAACAGCAGGTGCAGCAATGGCAACGGTCAAGCGTGAAGAAAATGCAGAACTGAATGACCGTAACCACAGACTGATTCAAGTGATTAGGAACATTGTTGACATTGCTGGGTTTGAAATTGTTGGAAGGGTGACATTGAAACATAAAAAATCAGGTAAGGTGTTTCATTAGTTCGATACACCAATTAGTGCTGTTGTGGTAGTGGTTACGGTAAAGTTACAGTTGGTTACGGTTAAGGGTTACGGTTGAAACCCTTGTAAATACTGGCGGTTACGGTTGTCTACGGTTAAAAGTACATTCTTTAATAATTAGTATTTTATGATAGTATAGAACTTAGTAAAAATAAGAATATATAAGAATAGGATTTTAACCGTAACCGTAGAAACCGTAACTTCCTTGATTTATAAGGGGTTGAAGCACTTTTTAGGCTATTTTTAACCGTAACCGAAGTGTAACCAACCGTAGAAAGTGAGGTAAAAATGAGTGATCAGAAGAAATTAAGTGCAAGGGAATATCTGAAACAGCTTGAAGTGTTAGATATGCAGGTAAATGATGATATTGCCACGCTGTCAGATATGAAGATGAATGTATGCAGTGCAGGCGGTATTGATTACAGCCGGGACAAAGTGCAGACTTCACCTGTAGGTGATAAGTTATGTAAGGACGTAGTGAGGTATACCATGTTTGACCAACACATCAATGAAGAAATAGATCAGTTCGTTGATGCAAAAAAGCAGATCATTAAGGAAATCCGGGGATTGCGTGATAAGAATATGATTCAGATTCTTACAAAAGTGTATGTGCAGTTTAAAACAGTCAAGGTTGCTTCACAGGAAATGAAAAAATCTTATTCATATACCGTAGAACTGCATAATAAGGCACTTTCAGCGTTTGAAGATACCTATAAAAACCTTACATATCTGACATAAAACCAATCATTTCATATTTGACAAATACAAGCAGACCTTTTATAGTGTATGCTGTATAATAATTTTTGCAGGTAATTTATTACCTGCAATTTTTTATGCAAAATTATATTGCTTATTGTCTTATGTGCTGCAAGGGTGCTAAAACCTCCTACCTTGCAGCACTTTTTGTTATAAAAATAATAGAAAGGCGGTGTTGTTATGGCAAAAAAAGGCAAATTAACTGAAAAGCAGCAACGTTTTGTTGATGAATACCTGATTGACCTGAATGCAACACAGGCAGCTATTAGAGCAGGTTATTCAGTAAAAACAGCGGATGCAATCGGATGTGAAAACTTGACAAAACCTAATATTCAACAGGCTATTGCTGAACACATGGCAGAACGGTCACGAAGAACCGGAGTGAATCAGGATAGGGTTGTTTTAGAACTTGCCAAGATTGCATTTGTCAGAATGACAGACGTTGTTGACAGTAACGGAAGAATCAAACAGGATGCATCTGCTGATGATCTGTCTTGTATTGAATCAATCAAATATAAGGAATCTGATAATGAGTTTGGTGGAAGTGTTGAGAGAGAAGTCAAGATTGCTTCCAAGATGAAAGCCCTTGAACTACTTGGTAAACATTTAGGTATGTGGAATGATAAGTTAGATGTGAATGTGACAGCCCCTATTGTTATTTCAGGAGCAGACGCACTTGAGGACTAAATACAGGCAGCCATCAAGTCAATATGTATTTGGTTATCAGAAGTTCATTCTGATGCCGGAAGATTACAAGCCTACAAAGTCCGGTAAGGTTAATGTGAAATTACCGGAAGTAGTCGGTAAGGGTTACGGTACATTTTGGCGGTGGAAAGGTAGATACCGGGCAGTCAAAGGTTCACGTGCATCTAAGAAGTCAAAGACTACAGCATTATGGTACATCACCAATATGATGAAATACCCTGATGCGAATACCTTAGTTGTCAGAAAAACTTACAGAACATTAAAGGATTCCTGTTTTACTGAACTGAAATGGGCTATACATCGACTTGGTGTTGATGTTTTTTGGGATATAAAAGAATCACCACTTGAAATGACGTTTAAGCCAACAGGTCAAAAGATTTATTTCAGAGGACTGGATGACCCACTGAAAGTAACATCAATCACTGTTGATCAGGGTATATTGTGTTGGATGTGGATTGAAGAAGCATATGAAATTAGTTCAGAGGATGATTTCAATATGCTTGATGAATCTATTCGTGGTGCAATCCCGGAAGGTTCAGACCTGTTCAAGCAGATCACCGTTACTTTCAACCCTTGGAATGAACACCATTGGTTGAAGAAACGGTTTTTTGATAACACTGACGATGAAACACTTGCAATGACCACCAATTACAAGTGCAATGAATGGTTGGATAAGGCAGACTTGAAAGTCTTTGAAACCATGCGGAAGCAGAACCCACGCAGATATGCAGTTGCCGGACTTGGTAACTGGGGTATTGTTGACGGTCTTGTTTATGAGAATTGGAGAGAAGAAGCCTTTACACTGGAACAGATCAGACAGCAATACAAGATTGATTCAGCGTTTGGTTTGGACTTTGGTTATACAAATGACCCATCTGCATTGTTTTGTGGATTTATTGACACGAAGAACAAAAAGATATTCGTGTGGGATGAAATGTATAGTGCAGGTCTTTCCAATGAGCGAATATATCAGAATATCACTGATATGGGCTATGCAAAGGAAAGAATCACAGCAGATTCAGCAGAACCAAAGTCTATTGATCAGTTAAAGGGTTATGGTCTTAGAGTCAAAGGTGCTGAAAAAGGCAAGGACAGTATCAACAGCGGTATTCAGTTTATTCAGGACTTTGAAATCATCATACACCCAAGATGTGTGAATTTCTTGACGGAGATCAGCAACTATACTTGGGATAAGGACAAGTTCGGTAATAAACTGAACCGCCCTATTGATGACTTCAATCATCTTATGGACGCAATGCGATATGCATTAGAAAAATATATCAAGAAAGGCAGCGGTTGGTTATACAAATAGCTGTATGGTTAAAATCATGAAAATAAAGATTCACAATGATGTATGGAAGGTCAAACTGGTGGATGCAAGTGCAAAAAAAATGAACCCTGACCCAAACAGCTATAATTTTGGACTGACTGAATATAAGGAACTTTTGATAAGCATTATGGACGGACGTTCTGAATCAGTGACACGTTCAACACTGATTCATGAATTGGTTCATGCTTTTCTATTTTCATACGGTCATACGGTTGAGGGTGAAGAAGCAATGTGTGATTTTTTCGGTGTTCATGGAGATGAAATCATTGAGTTTACAAATCAGATTATGGAAAGGTGGGGTGACAGGTGCTTACGGCCAAAGAAATAAAGATGTTCATTGATGAAGATGCTGCATCAGTGAAAAAGCATTTTGCAAGAATAGGTGAACGCTATTTTGACGGTGATCACGACATTAAAAATTACAGAATGTTTTATTTTAATTCTGATGGTCAGCTTGTGGAAGATACAAGCCGGTCAAATGTGAGAATACCCCATCCATTCTTTAAGGAACTGACAGAACAGGGTACACAGTACACCCTTTCAGGTTCAGATGGTTTTGTATTCAGTGATGTGCCTGAACTACAGAGTGAACTTGATGCAAGATTCAACAATAACGATGATTTTATTGATGAACTGTCAGAAACGCTTACAGACTGTCAGACAAAAGGTTTTGCTTATATGTACGCTATGAAAGACAGCACTGATAAGCTGAAATTCACGTGTGCTGACAGTATCGGAGTTGTGGAAGTAGAAGCTCGGTTTGCATCTGATGAAAAAGACCACGTTCTGTACTGGTATGTTGACCGTGTTGATAAAGAAGGTCACAGAATCAAGAAAATCATGGATTGGGATGATGAACAGGTTGTTTATTATGTTCAGACTGATGAAGGTGAGATCAAGCAAGATGTGAATGTGAAGGTAAACCCACGACCACACATACTGTATCAGGTTGACGGTGATGATAACACTTACATTGATTCACTTGGATTTTTACCATTTTTCAGATTGGATAATAACAAGAAACAGTTCAGCAATCTGAAAGCTGTGAAAGACCTGATTGATGATTATGACCTTATGGCATCCAGTCTTTCCAATAACCTGATTGACTTTGACCATCCATTATATGCAGTCAAAGGGTTTGAAGGTGATAACCTTGATGAATTGCAGCAGAATCTTAAGACAAAAAAGATTGTTGGTGTTGGGGAATCAGGCGGTATTGAAGTACATACCGTAGATGTACCGTATGAAGCCCGGAAGATTAAGTTGGAACTTGATGAAAAGAACATCTACAGGTTTGGTATGGGTCTGAATCTTTCCGGTCTGAAAGATACATCTGCAACAACCAACATTGCAATCAAGGCAGCCTATTCTTTGCTTGACCTTAGATGCAAGCATCTTGAAAGGAATATCAAGCGGTTCTTGCGTAAGATCGTATCAGTCTGCATTGATGAAATCAATCAGCAGAATGGTACAGATTATCAGATCACAGATGTTTATTTTCAGTTCACACATGAAGTTATGTCAAATGAACAGGAAAATGAACAGAATGAACTTACAGAAGCACAGAAACAGCAGGTGCAGATCAATACCCTGTTATCATTGGCACAGATTTTTGGTGATGATCTGACGATTCAGTATATTTGTGACGTCCTTGATATTGATTATGAAGATGTGAAGGACAAGTTGCCGGATAATGAAGCTGATAAGGTGCAGCAGGTGCAAGATGATCTTGATTCTATTATACCGGATGATGAAGGTGGTGGAATAGGTGAACAAGGCACAGAAGGAAGTACAACAGGCACAACTTAACGATGAAAAGAAAGTAATCAAGCTGTTAGAACTGGTATATGAACAGGCGAAAAAGAATTGTGAACAAAAAATCAGGGAACTGTCAGCAAGGACAGATCTTGAAAATCTGCAAAGCATCATATACCAAAAAGAATATCAGCAGATTATGGTTGATCAGATTGAATCAATCTTGTATGACCTGCATGAAGGACAGTTTACAACAATAGCTGATTATTTACAGCAATCGTACATAAACGGTTATGTTGGTATGTACTATGACCTGCATCTTAGTGGTATACCTTTGGTTGTTCCAATCAACCAAGATCAGGTTGTCAAGGCAGTTCGTACAGACAGTAAATTGTCAGACAGTCTTTACAACAGACTTGGTGAAGATGTGGCTTATCTTAAGCGTTCAATTCGTGCTGAACTTTCAAGAGGGATTGCAAGCGGTTCAACATGGAATGAAATGGCATTAAGGATTGCCAAGGGTATGAACAGCCCTTTTCGTAAAGCATATAACAATGCGATACGGATTGCCCGGACAGAAGGGCATAGAATACAGAATGAAGCAGCCCTTGACGGTCAGCATGGGGCAAAGAAAAAGGGTGCTGATATAGTCAAACAGTGGGATTCCACACTTGATAGTAGGACAAGGCCGGAACACAGAGAAGCAGATGGACAGATTAGGGAACTTGATGAACCTTTCGATGTTAGCGGTGAGAAAATGCAAGCACCGGGTGTTGGTGGTTCTGCAAGGAATGTCTGCAATTGCAGATGTCAACTTCTTCAAAGGGCAAAATGGGCTTTAGATGATGATGAACTGAAAGCCTTACAGGAACGTGCAACATTCTTTGGATTGGATAAAATACAGTCGTTCAACGACTTCAAACAGAAGTATTTGAAACTTCCTGACAATGCTGATACAATGAATGTGAAAGAATATGATGTGTTGGCACACACCCAAAAACTAAAGGGTGCAATGAGTAGTTCAGATTATGATGAATACATGAAGATTCTGACTGAACACAGTAATACATTACTTCAAAAACTGTATGCAAAGTATGCTGATAAAATAAGTGGAGTCAGTAAAGGAAAAAGTGGATATTATAGTCCTGCTGACAACAAACTGGTTTTCTCTTACCCTATTCAAAGGTACATTGATAACGGAAAGAGTAAATACGGAACATTAGCACATGAGTACGGTCACTTTTTTGATGCAAAAGCTGATTATGATGAGCTTCACTTTAACGAAGTGGAAACAATTCATAGTAAAACAAAGTATCAGACAAACCGATTTGCAAAAGTGGCAAGTTCTTCTGATGAATTTTTGACTGCTGTGAGAAAAGATAGACAGTTTTTGAAATCAATACTGACAGATGATGTTGAAAAAGAACTTAGAGATCATGACGCAAGTGTTGGTGTTCAGGATGCCATTGATGGACTTCTTTCACATCGTATCAACTGGGGACACGGTGACAAATATTACAATCGTAAATATCATTCAGTGAAGCAGCTTAAAGAACATAAAGGTTTACAGGCAGCATATAAAGAACTTGGTATTGATGCAAGTAATCTTAGCAAGGTAGCAAATGAATGTAGGGTGTATGAATCTGCATCTGAAATGTGGGCTAACATCATGGGTGCAGAAGTAAATGGTGGTCCTGAACTGGAATATGTGAAGAAGTACTTGCCAAACAGCTATGAAGCATTCATTGAAATTCTGAAAGGGGTAAAATAATATGAATGAGAAATTACAGAAAGCACTTGAACGGTATAAGGAAAAATTCAATGATGATTTTCCAACTATTCCGTTTGAAAGTCAGGAAGATGAAGAAATTATTGACATTATTGATGAATGTATCGAAGAGAACAAAGACGTTTATGATCTTGGGTACTTGTCACTTGACGATATAATGTATTAAAAAGCAAAGGTACAGAATTGTATACCTTTGCTTTTTTATTACCTATATGACCATTATATGAGGTCAGAAAGGGGGATAAAAGGAACATGAAAGCGTTGCACATTTACTTGGTACTGTAGAAAGGTTCGGTGATCCTGATTATCTCCCAACTATGGGTTAAATAGTATTTTTAAGACATCCGCAAGGGTGTCTTTTTGTCGTACAAAGAAAGGATGTATTTATTATGAAGAAATTAGTAAGTGCTTTAATTGTAACCATGATGGTTGCAGGTTCTACTATCCCGGTATTTGCCTGCACACCGAAATTGAATCCGCCATCCGTAGAGATTCCAGATATAAACTTTCAGCCTGATGGTGCTTTAGAAGATGCTATTAGTAACGCAGTGAAAAATTGGTTCAAGAAGTGTATTCTTGAAAAACCAACAGTAAATTATGCTACTTATTTCAAGAGTACATCAAGATATTTTAATTATGCAGTTTTTTCAGCAAATTGGAACAAAGTAGAAAATGCTACATTTTATAAAATTAGAGTTACAAAAGCAGATGGATCTTACAAAGAATTTGATACAACATATACATCATTTTACTCTACCAATTATACAGATGAATTTTTTGCTGACGGAATGGACGGAGCTACAGTAAGCGTCAAAGCCTATGGCGATAACGATACATTCGGCTATTGGTCAGACGAAACTACTATTAATAGATTTTAGTTTTGAAAAAAAAATATGTCCGAAAAAGGCTTATGACGTTTAAACTGCTGCTGAAATGACCCCTGCAACATGGGATATAAACTGTTGACCGTTCCCGGTGACACCGGATATAAAAACGTGACGGAGAAAGGAAGAAGAACATGGAATTTTTAAAAGCATTTTTTGGTGATAAGGCTATCACCTATGATGAACTGGTGCAGGCAATCAATGCCTATAACTGTGATGAAAAGAACAAAGAGAAGCTGATCAAGATGGTCAACCTTACTGATGGTGGTTATGTGTCTAAGGACAAATACATCAACCTTGAAACTGACCTTTCCGGTAAGACTACAGAACTGACCAAGGCAAACAACCTGATTGAAGAACTGAAAAAGTCAGCCGGGAAAGACGAAGAAACACAGCAGAAAATCACTGCATATGAAACAGAGATTACAAACCTTAAGAAAGAGAATGCAGAACTGAAAACAGAAAATGCATTGAAATTTGCGTTGGTTGCAGCAGGTGCGGTTGATGTTGATTATCTTGTATTCAAGGCAAAGGAAAAAGGTGAAATCAAACTTGGTGATGATGGGAAAATCAAAGGTGAAGATGATCTGATTTCAGGTCTTAAAACACAGCATCCTACCATGTTTGAAGCATCCAATGGTAATCAGCAGCAGAGTGGTAGCAGAAAGATTCTTGAAAACAACCTGCCGGGTGGAGATAAAGACAAGACAGTTACCAAAGAACAGTTCCTTAAGATGGGTTACAACGAAAGAATGAAACTTAAACAGGAAAACCCGGAATTATTCAAACAGTTAAACGTACATTAAGAAAGGTTAAAAAGGTGAATTAAATGCCAAGAACGGGTAATTTTGGTGGATTTGAATTTGACGAGGAAGTATTTGCAGGAATGATGCAGGAAGCAGATTATTGGACTACACCAATCCTTGCATCCGGTATTGTTCAGCAGGATAGTTCTATTATGGACTTAATCGGTGAACATGGAAACGTGGCAACAATTCCAATCTATAAGCCGATTGACGCAAATGAAAGCGGTATGGAAGCACTTAACAATGATGGTCTTACAGACAACACACCTGTTGAGATCAGCGGTGACAAACAGACTTGTATGCTTATTCAGAGAATGAAAGCATTCAAGGCTAAAGACTTCACAAAGGAATTAACTGGTGCTGACCCTATGACCCTGATCAGAAATAAGATTGCAGGTTATTATGGTCAGGTTTGGGAAAAAGAACTGATGAACATTGCACAGGCAGTATTAGCAGTTGCAGCACTTAATGATCATGTACTTGATCTTACTAAAGGCACTAAGACAAACATTGAAGCAGGTACAATTTACGATGCAGAACAGGAAGCACTTGGTGATATGGCAGGTGGTCTTGGTCTGATGGTTATGCATTCCATGATCTTCAAAGAGTACAAGAAAATGGAAATGGTTGACTATGATAAGTATGTTGTCAACGGTGTAATTCAAAAAGAGATCACATTGCCAACTATCGCAGGTAAACACGTACTTGTAACTGATAGATTTACAGCTACAGGAACAGGTACAGATGCAGTTTACAACACATACCTGTTTGGTGAGGGTGCATTTTTATCTTGTGATAAGAACAACTATGAAAATCAGTATACAACAAATTATGATCCTGAATCATCCGCAGGTGTTGAGAAGTTCTACACAAAACAGGGTAAGGTGCTGCATCCGAACGGTCTTTCTTTAGCAGTTGATAATATTGCAAAAGAATCACCAACATTTGCAGAACTTGGTACAACAGACAACTATAGTCTTAAGTTCAATACAAAGAATGTTAAGATGGGGCTTATCAAGTCTAAGGTTGGTACACCGGTTGTATAAGAAAGGGTGATCTGATGATATTAGCAGTTGATGAAGTAATGAAATTACCTGAATTTGCTATGCAAACTGAAAAGGTAATTGAAGAAAAACTGAACGCTGCTGAACTTATGATCAGAGCATACACAAACAACAATTTTCAGAATCGGTTTGTTCGATTTACAGCTGATAGTTTGGGTAACAGACTGCTTGGAACGTCAGATTTTTTGAAAGTAAATGATACAGTTCAGATTTCACAGTCAATGGTGAATGATGGACTGTATACCATTACTGAAATTGGTGATGATTTCATCAGAGTTAATCAGGAATTGTACAAAAGTACAAACCTGATCACTAAAGTGGAATATCCGGCTGATGTTCGTGCAGGTGTACTTGAATTACTCAAGTGGGACATTAAGAACAGACCGAAAACCGGGGTCAAATCTGAAACGCTGTCAAGATACAGTGTAACTTACTTTGATCAGGACGCTAACAATCAAGTTATGGGCTATCCTGTTGCCTTACTTGGGTTCTTAAAGCCTTATATAAAGGCAAGATTCTAGTTATATGAGTGTTGGCGGTAACATTCAAGGATTGTTACAGGTAAAAAAAGAAAGCCTTAGAAATGCCATAGGTGAGCGTGAACACAAGTGGGTTGATTGTACATCAATCTTAGGTTGGTTGGATTTATCAACAGGTGATTCAAAGCACACAACTTTTTATGCCAAGGTTCAGGAAAGTACACACATTTTCTTGTGTGACTTTACCAATCTGAAAAACCTGTCAACTGATTGGGTTTGGAATCCATTCAGTTTTCTGACAGGTGTGATCAGTAAGACGGATGAACAGGAAACCGTTGATGTGACAAGTGACAATGCAAGAATGATGGTGAATGGTGAAGTGTATGAAATCCTTCTGATTGATGACCCTATGAATATGCACGATCATTTAGAAATCTATTTAAGATTTATAGGGGGTCAGTAGTATGTCAGTTGAATTTACAGATAACACAGCGAAAATTAAAGCTGCATTATCGGAAGGGGTTATTGGATTCCTTCACGAAGCAGGTGGTGAAATACAGGCACAGACCCAAAGGAATAGCCGGGTTGATACCGGACAAACAAAAGGATCTTACAAATATATGGTTGATGAAGGAAAAGATGAATCAACTGTTGCTGTAGGTTCAGACCTTGAAAATGCGATTTGGGAAGAATTTGGTACTGGTGAATATGCACTGCATGGTGACGGAAGAAAAGGCGGTTGGGTTTATAAGAGTGAGAAAGACGGTAAATTTTACCATACTTACGGAAAAACACCACGACAGCCACTCACGAAAGCATTTCAGAGTGTAGCCCCAAAGATAAAGAAACAGCTTGTAAATGTAATTAAACAGAATTTAGGGGGTTAGGTGTATGGTTGATCTCTTAAATTTCATAAATGAAAAATTAACACAGATTGGTATTCCTTACGAATATGGGGAATGGACGAAAAAAGTTACATATCCGTATTTTGTAGGTGATTACAGTGAAAATAGTTACAGTTTTGAGAATGGGCAACATACTGGAACTTTTACACTAAATGGTTGGTGTAGAGGTTCAAAGATGCCGATTCTTTTTTTGTGTGATCGTATAGAAAAAGCATTCCAAGATGTGACAGGTACAGTTGAATCTTCATGGGAGTGGGATACTTTCAGCCTAAAAGACGGTATGGTTGATGAAAAATGCAGTGCGTTTTATGTAACATACAACACCTGCAATGAGATACCGACAGGTGATGAAGATTTATATAGAATTATGATCACACTTAACACAAATGAGTGGAAAGGGGCATAAAAGAATGGGCTTAAAAAAGCATGGTATTACATCTGAAACTATCAAGAATATGATCTTGGGTGCAGGTGTCATTTACAAAAATCTTAAGTATGAGAAAGCAAGCAACGGTTGGACTGGTACACCACTTGGTGCAACTTCCGGTGGTCTTAAGTTCAATTATGAAGCACAGTGGTTAGATGTTGAGGTGGACGGTGCAACTGTACTGATCAAGGGTGTCAGCAAGCAGAAGGTTGGTGAATCTGCCACACTTGAAGGTCAGATGACAGAACTTACAGAAGATATTCTTGTAAGTGCATTACACCTTGTAAAATCCACTTCCGAAGATACAACCTATGTCAAATATGTATCTAAGGAAAATATCACAGAAGCAGATTATCTTGAAAATGTTGCATATGTTGGAACACTTTCAAGCGGTAAAAATGTAATCATTATTTTACCGAATGCACTTTGCACCGAAGCGTTTGAGCTTGAGACCAAAAACGCAACACAGACCACTTTTGCGGTCAAGTTTGAATGCACGGCTGATCTTGAAAATGACAGCTTAAACAAGTTGGATATTGCTATTTATTACCCAAATTCTGTTGTGTAGGGGGTGTGAATTATGCGAGTTGTAGTAGTAAGAGAATATACAGATAAGTATACAGGTGAAGGTCATGTAATCGGTGAAAAACTGGATATGACAGAAGAAAGATTTGCAGAAATTCAGGACAAAGGAATATTTGTGGTTGATATTTCTGATGAAGTAGTGCAGCAGGAAACACCTGCTGCACCTGCTGAACAGGTAGAAAATCAGGAACAGGAAACAGCAAGTAAACAGACTGAACCTGTTGAACATGAAGAAACATCTGCACCAAAACAGGATAAACCTGCAAATGGCGGTAGAAGAAACAGATCGAAAAAAGAAAGTGAGGATAAATAATCATGACAGATTTCAGATTTAAGGATTTAACGGTTGATAACGCATTTGACTTTTGTGAGGTTCTTGCAGTTATCGGAGTAGAACAGGTTATTGGTGCATTTGACAAAGACGAGATTCAGCAGTTGCAGGAATCCGGTACGGATATGAAAGAAGTTGGTATTGTCATTGCTATGAAGGTGTGTGGCATTCTGATCAAGAACATTTCAAAGGCAAGAAATGAAATCTGTAAGTTTTTTGCTAACTGTATGGAGTGGGACAACGGTACAGCGGTTACTGCTGATGATGTGAAGAAATTCAAGCTGAAACAGTTTGTTGTCATGGTGAAAGATTTTGCTAAGAAAGATGATCTTATGGATTTTTTCGAGGGTGTTGCCGAATTAGTGGGTACGGAACAGAACGATTCGATGAGTGCTGCAACCGTAGATATGGCAACCCCTACAGCTATTTAGATAAAGCAATCAGCCGGGGAAAATTAGACTCTACTGTTAGAACAGTCCTGAAACAGGACAATGAAGATAAACAGTGGGACTTATACTGTGCAATCACAGCAAACCCACTTGCTGATGATGTTGGAAATTTTGAAGAATTTAAACAGCGGTTTATGAGTACAGCACCGAAAGGCGAAAAGACTGAACAAACTGAACCAACAATGAACAACGCACAGATTAAGTTACAGGTGGAAAAAGCAAATAAAATTCTGAACGGATTCGTGCCACCGTTGAAAGGGGGTGGCTAATCGTTGGATATTTTTTCGTTGGTCGGAAAAATAACGATCAATTACGCTGATGCGGTGAACAACATTGAAAAGGTTTCAAAGTCTGCAAAGGGTACTGCTGAAACACTGGAAGATGTTGACAAAAAGGCAGGTGGTGCAGGCAATTCAGTAGAAGATGCCGGACAAGCTGCCAAAAATGCAGACAGTGGATTTACAACATGGAAAGCCACGCTTGCGAATTTAGTATCTACAGCAATCACAAAAGTAATTTCAGGATGTACACAGTTAGCTGCAAAAATGGCAGATGTGACAAAATCAGCGGTTGGTCACTATGCTGAGTACGAACAGTTAGTTGGTGGTGTTGAAACACTATTCAAAGACAGTTCCGGTAAACTGATTGATTATGCTAAAAAGGCATATAAGACAGCCGGGATGAGTTCAAATAAGTATATGGACACCGCAACCTCATTTGCTGCTTCATTGATTCAGGGTCTTGGCGGTGATACTGCAAAAGCGGTTGAACTGACCAACCTTGCTATCACTGATATGTCAGATAACGCTAACAAGATGGGTACTGACATAGGTTCTATACAGGACGCTTATCAGGGTTTTGCAAAGCAAAATTACACGATGTTGGATAACCTGAAACTTGGTTATGGTGGTACACAGTCTGAAATGATCAGATTGATAAATGATTCAGGTGTACTTGGTGAAAAGATTGAAAGTTTGGATAACGTAACGTTTGACCAAATGATTGAAGCTATTCACAAGATTCAGGATAACTTAGGTGTGACCGGAACAACAGCAGCTGAAGCGGGTACTACAATATCAGGTTCGTGGAGTTCAGTACAGGCATTGTTTGAAAATATCCTTACAAAAGTAGGTTCAAAACTTGCACCTACTGTTATGGGATTTTTACAGCAGCTGTCGGATTGGATGGAAACTGTTGATTGGGATGCGTTTGCAACGTCTGTCGGTGATGCCCTGCAAAGGGTGTTTGACTGGATTCAAAAAATTGATTTTACAACGTTCTTTGAAAAAGGAATGGACGGTGTTGCAGAATTTATAGAAGGTCTTGGAGATTTTGCAACCAAAGCAATAGAAGTGATTGGTAATATACAGAGTTTCATTGATATTCTCATTACATTGTCACCGATTATTTTAGGAGTTGTCACAACTCTTGGTTCACTGGCGGTTGCTTTTAAGATTAGAGAGATCATTGACAGTGTGAAAACTGCAATGACCGGGTTATTTGCTGCAATGTCAGCTAATCCAATCGTTGCGGTGATTGCTATAATTGCAGGTCTTGTTGTGGCACTGGTAACCCTTTGGAATACAAACGAAGATTTTCGTAATGCAGTGACAGCTATATGGGATTCAATCAAAAGTGTATGGGAATCAGTCAAAGAAGCATTTGCGAATTTTGTTGCAGCTATTGGTGAGAAAATCGAAGTCGTTAAAGAGTTCTTTGGAAACTTGAAAGATGCTGCATCAGAGAAGTTTTCGGCAATGAAAGAAGTTGTTTCAGAGAAGTTTTCACAGATCAAGGGAACGATGGGTACTATAATGCAGGCCGCAAAAGATACGGTGTCTGAAAAACTACAAAACATGAAAACTGCATATGCTGAACATGGCGGTGGAATCAATGGAATTGCAGCAGCAGCAATGGAAGGTGTAAAAGGGTATTACTCAGCCGGGTACACATTCATTGACAATTTGACCGGCGGTAAACTTTCAGCAGTAGCCGATAAGTTCAAGTCAAAAATGTCAGAAGCAAAACAGGCAGTTTTGAACAAGATATCAGAGATTAAAAATTCATTTTCAAGTGGTCTTGGTAATGCCTATTCGACAGTTACCAATATACTTGGAAATATTAAGAATAAGTTCAGCAGTATCCTTGAAGGTGCAAAGAACATTGTAAGTAACGCTATAAACAGAATTAAAAGTTTCTTCAATTTTTCGTGGTCATTGCCAAAACTCAAATTACCACATATTTCAATCAGTGGTTCTTTCAGCCTGACACCACCAAGTGTACCGCACTTTGGTATTGAATGGTACAAGAAAGCAATGGACGATGGTATGATCATGAATCAGCCGACTATTTTCGGTTACAACGCTAAGTCAAATCAGTTCTTGGCAGGTGGTGAAGCCGGAAGTGAAACGGTTGTCGGAACACAAAGCCTTATGGATATGATCAACTCCGCAGTTCAGGATTCAGATAATGATTTAGAATCAGCGGAAGTATTAAAGATGATATATGCATGGATGAAGAACGGTGGATTAAGAGAACTTATGATTGACGTGTTAACAAATTATGTTGAATTTGATGTGGAAGGGCGTGAAGTTGCGAGGTTGGTGAGAAAATATGCTTAATAAAGCCACTTACACAAACCACCTGAACCAGACTATAGAGTTTGGTTCAGGTGGAATTTTCTTAAATGACAGCGAGTTCTATGATTATGAGTGGTTATATGATAGTGACTATGATGAAATTACAAATTTTCATAAGGGCGTTACAAAGAAAAATGCCACAATTATTATTGCGGCAAACGAAGAAGAAGGTTTGAACATAAGAAACCGTATATATGAGGTCTTTGAGCGTGATATTCTCGCAGAAACACCGGGGAAACTGGAAATAAACGGATATTATACATCCTGTTATTTCAATGCGTCCAAGAAATCTAACTATTATTATTGCAATGGATATATGGTTCTTACGGTGACCATGATTTCTGATTCACCGGACTGGATTATGGAGAAAGAATTCATGTTTATGAAAAATGATGAAATACAAGACGGTAAGAAGAAGGAATACCCGGTTTCTTACCCATATACCTATTCGTCTTATGCTCAAAGTAATAGTGTGGTTAATCCGTTTTTTGTATCAAGTGATTTCCGATTAAGAATTTACGGTGATGTGACAAACCCTTCTATTACAATCGGCGGTCATGTGTATCAAATGAATACATCAATAGAGAAAGGGCAGAGAGTTGAAATTGATTCCAATAAAAGGACAATTAAACTGATAAAACAGAATGGAAGCATAGAAAATCGTTTTTGGGAAGCAGATAAAAAATCATATATTTTTGAAAAAATTCCTACAGGTGAAAGTGCAGTATTGTATGATGGAACTTTTGGGTTTGACCTGATACTTTTGGATAGAAGGAGTGAACCGGGATGGTAATATATACAGATTCAAACAGATTACCGCAAGGTGAACTACATAACTATTCAATAGATTTGGATATTGGAAAAGATAATGATTTTCAGATCGGTATGAACTTAAAGAATCATTGTATGTCTCATGGAAGTATATGGTATGTAGAAAATACAGAATACGGCGGTATTGTCGATGATGTGAAAATAGATACCAAGAAAAATACCGTTTATTACTCAGGCCGTGCTTTTAGAGGAATACTTGAAAAGAAAATCATCGAACCTGAAAGCGGTCAGGATTATTATACGGTATCTGGTGATGCAAATAGAATATTAGAACAGCTTATAGAAAAGGTCGGACTATCTGACCTTTTTATTGTGCCTACAGATGATGCAGGTATAAAAATATCAAATAACCAATTTGAACGGTATACAGATATGTATGCAGGTGTCCAAAAAATGTTATCGTCTGTTAATGCGAAACTTGTGTGTATAGCTACAGAAGAAACGAAAGTTCAAATTCGTGCAAATCAGATTGAAGATCTGTCAGAAAAATATGAATACTCTGATGATTATGGTATGCAAGTGATTTTTGAGCAAAATCGCGGTGGTGTGAATCACCTTATTTGTCTTGGGGGTGGAGAACTTGCAGAACGTACAGTTGTACATTTATATGTAGATAACTACGGGAATGTGGGGGACACACAGTATTATAAAGGAGTATCTGAAATAACAGAAATTTATGAATATGGAAATATAAAATCCGATGAAGAACTCAGAAAACAAGGTATTCAAAAACTGAATGAATTGAAAAACAGAGACTCATTAACAGCACAATTTGACAAATTAGATGTGGACATTGGTGACATTGTAGGTGGAAAAAACAGACAAACAGGTGTGACTATGAAAGAAGTTATAAGTAGTGAGATTGTAAAGATTAAGAATGATAGATGTACAGTAACATATAAGGTAGGTGAATAAGGATGGCAGTTAGTTTAAATACCGGAAATGGTATAGAGGTTACCGCAGCGGCTGATGGTTCATTGTACAGAAATATGTTTGGTGAAGGGTTTCATGTTCTTGAAACAGGCAATCAATTTAAGATAGAAATTGTATCTAATACAGCGATTAAAATATTAGATGGTGACGCAATTATGGAAGGGCGTCATATATGGACAAAACCAGATGATAGCACAATTTTGAACATTGAAGCTGGTGAACAAGGAAAAAAACGAACGGATAATATTTTTTTAAAATACACAAATAATGGTGGAGTGGAAAAAGTCGAGTTTGAAGTTGTGAAAGGCAACAGCATACCTTCTAGTGACGGTTATAACCATAACACATCGTGGAGAAATGAATCTATTCTAAAAGGTGGTAAAGAATATAAGGCACTCTTATACAGTGTAGATATAAATGGGTTAAATATAGAAAACTACACAAAATTTTTTGTTCCACTCCAAAGTTTGTATGAATTAGACAAGAGGTTGCAGGAAGTAGAAAGAAAATTAAACTCAATAAGTTAGGATGGTGAATATGACGGAAATAGTATATTGTGAAATTGATGCTGAAAACCGTGTAATTATAGTTCCGCAGTCAGAAAAATTACTTGGAGTAGAATCTGACGAAAAAGGACAGAGAAAATACTTCAAGTGTCCTAAAATTGTTGGTGACAATATTGATCTATCTAAGTCGACCATATATATCAATGTACAGAATGCATCAGGTGCATCATCAGGAAAAGATAGATATTCTGTTGAAAACTTTAAGGTAACAGAAGATGTTGCAACGTTTGAATGGCAGTTAAAAAGAAAAGTTACGTCTTATAAGGGGACGGTACGTTTTAATGTGTGTGTTATAGAAAATTCTACACAGCGAGAATGGAATACTACCTACGCAGAAGGTATTACCCTTGAAGGTCTTGAACTTCTCACACCAGAAGAAGAGGAAACAAGAGGGTCTGATTATATCGGAGCGTTGACAGCGGATGCTACAGCCACAGCGATAGATATAACCGAAGGAAAAACAGCCTATATTGAGGGTAATAAAGTAACTGGAACATTACCAACGAATATAAAAATTAATAAATATAACATGAGCGCAACTAAATTTAGAACGACTACTTTTGCAGGAATAAATTTAAAGTTTATTGATATTGAAGGAAAGATTGCACCAAATAATGATGAACAGCGGATGATCCTTAGTGGTGAAACTGATTTTTTGGTAGGAGTATCAGCAGAGGATTTCGGTACAGCTGATGCTAATGCAGTTTTAAAAGGCAGGACTTTTACTAGTACAGCAGGGTTAAAAGTGGAGGGTACATTAGAAATGAGTACCGGGAAAATGATAAAAACAGGATCTATTCCGGGTGTAGGTGCAAATGCACTTACCATACCAACGGGATTGTCTATAATTGAAAAATTAGTATTGTTTGCTCAGAATGACCCTAATTCTGACGGTGTTCGTTCGTTGTTGTATGACGATGGGACTATATACGCAACTGGTGTATCACATAGTCAGTATCTAAATACTTTATCTTTTTCGCATGGAACTATAGAAGTAACTGATGGTAATGTGGTATATACCCCAAAAGATGGCACAAGCACAACAAACACTATGAAAAATGTAACTTATAGTTGGATTGCTATAGGATCATAGAAAGGATGAGATAAATGGCAAATATACAGCCTTATATTGATCAGATTCAAAATGCAGTATACGGTGAAGAAGTAAGATCATCTATTGTAAATGCATTGACTAAGGTAAATGATGATAATGATTCTTACGCAGACCTTAAAAAAGAAGTAATTGCGGCAAAAGATGCAGTTGATGAAGATGTTGATGCAGTACAGCAGAAACTCAACGCTGCAAGTACAGCATTGACTAATTTGCAAAATGCTACAAGTGCAGCTAATACAGTAAAAACCAATTTGCAGAACGCTACAAGTACGGCCAACACAGCAAAGGCAAATTTGACAAATGCAACTAGTGCTGCAAATACATCAAAGAAAAATCTTGATTCTGCAATTTCTGATGCAAATACATCAATCAGTAATGCCGATACAGCAAAGGCAAATCTTGAAAAAGTAATTAACAGTGCAACAACCACACAGAGTAATTTACAGGATGTAATTGATAATGCAAATCAGATTAAGGGTCAGTTGGATAGTTCCAACGCTACAGCGGTAACATCAAAGAAAAATCTTGATTCTGCAATTTCTGATGCAAGTGCAGCAAAAAATCAGCTTCAGGAAGTAATTAACAGTGCAAGCTCAGTTAAAACTTCATTGTCTAATGTTATAAGTACAGCCAATACCGCAAAGTCAAATCTTGATGCATCTGTTGCTACAGCTAACAATGTATTACAGTCACTAAGTGCGGAAAACGCAAGTGCTGCAAGTAATATTGATGAACTGAAAAGTGAAAACTTTAATAGTCAAGAAATTCTTTCAGGTGTGGCAGATATTCGTGCCTATTTGGGTATCACTGCTGATGATATTGTTGGTATTCAGGTCGATTACAAAAATAAAACATTCAAAAGACTTGCCGGAGCAGCCAACCTTTCAAAAGGTTCTGATTTTGACAAGTTCACAATGTTTGGTGGTCGTAAACGCTGTAATGTTGCTGATGATGGTTCTATCGTAGCATGGTACGGTGATGCAAATTACAAAGAAGATGGTTCAACGGGTCAGGTAATGGTATATCAGCCAAAGTTCTATTATTTGGTGTGTCCTGTAGAGTATGACCCTATTGATACAGGCATTGGTTACCACTTAAGAAAGGCAAACTATTATGTGTCAGAAAAGCCACGTGCAGGTTTCAGACTTCACCCGGCATTCTATGATGCATCAGGAAATGAAATTGATTACTTCCTTACAAGTGCTTACGAAGGTAGTATTTACGATGCATCAGCGAGTGCATATTTGTTGAATGATGAACAGGTTATGAACACTGGTGAAGATAAGTTCTCATCAATCGCAGGTGCAAGACCTGCATCCGGTTCTTCACAGAACCTTACAAGACCGAATATTGAAGCAATGGCGCAGAATCGTGGAACAAACTGGCATGGTGATCTGATTAAACAGGTATCTGCTGAACAGATGCTTATGATCATTGAAATGGGTATGATGAACTTACAGACAGCTATTGCACAGGGTGTTGTTTCCTTACCTTGGACTACAGGAAGTGACACAACAAGTTCATATGCAGCTGCAACCGGAAGTACAGCAAGCCTTGGAAATGGTACAGGTAGGGCAGAGAAAACAACCACTTATGAAGGTGGTGTTGCTAAAGAGTACACTGTTGACGGTAAGACTTCTGTATGTTGGAGAGGTAAAGAAAACTTTTGGGGCAACATTTGGAAATTTGTCTATGGTATCAATATTTGGGGCAATGGAAAAATGGGCGGTGGTCAGCCTTATATTTGTTCTGATTTCAGTTTTGCAGAATCAAAGAACAGTGGAAACTATGAAGGTGCAGGATTCACAGTTACACCAAAAGAAGGATTTATATCAGCAATGGGATATTCAACAGCTTGTGACTGGTTGTTTATTGCGTCAGAATGCCTTGGTAACAGTTCATTACCTGTTGGTGATTACACATATGTCACTACCAACTTGAACGATTACCGCATTGCTCGATTGGGCGGTTGTTGGGTTAATTGGGATAGTGCGGGCAGTTTCTTTTGGGTTCTGAGTAACGGTGTTGGTGCTCGTGATCGGTATTTCGGGGGTCGCTTGGTATATATTCCAACACGTGATTCTGCTACTTATACCGCTGCAATCGAAGCATGGAAGCAGAAAATGGCAGCTTAAAATGTAACTTAAAAATCAAATATAAGGTTGAAAGAATCTCTGATATTGTTTGTTATTACCTGTAATGAACACCATGAAAAACAAATATATTGCTCAATTAGGCAGTAATTGGAATAATTGGGATAATGCAGGCAGTTTCTATTGGAATCTGAATAACAGTGTTGGTAATCGTAATCGGAATATCAGGGGTCACTTAATAATTGCAAAATATAGCCGGATGGAAACATCCGGCTATTTCTATAAATTGTGTGTATTCTTTCAACCGTGCCACTTGGCAAAACATATAAATAAGCGGTGCAAGACAACCCTTTAAGGGAATACCGCTTTACTTATCACAAAATAAGGAAAGGTCAACCGTATTTACCGGGCAGTAATGCCGACTGAAATTCGGATAATGCAAATACCAAGGAATGAAACGCTATGATCACTTATATGAAAAGATTTATGACCTTGAAAATTTAAGAAAAGCACACCAACACGCAAAGAAAGGAAAAGGTTGGTACAAAGAGGTTCAGGAGATTGACAAAGATCCTGACAAGTACCTGAAACAGATTCAGGAAATGCTTATCAACCACACTTACAAAACATCTGACTATGAGGTGTTTTATAAACAGGACGGTAAGAAGTTAAGGAAAATTTACAAACTGCCTTATTTCCCTGACAGAATTTGTCAGTGGGCTATCTTACAGGTTATTGAACCTTGTATCATCAATAACCTAACTGCTGACACCTATTCAGCAATACCAAACAGAGGTATACACAAGGGTCTGACAAAATTACAATCTGCAATGTGGAATGACCCGGAAGAATGCAGATATTGCTTAAAATTGGACGCAAGACACTATTATCAGTCAATCAACCACGATCTTCTGAAAGAGAAGTATTCAAGAATGTTCAATGATAATGAACTATTGTGGTTGTTAAATGAAATCATTGACAGTATTGAAACAGCAGAGATTGAGGACTTAGCAGCAATCTATCTGTTGGAAGAAGATATTGACCCTGAAACTGGTATACCGATAGGCAACTACTTGTCACAGTATTCAGGTAACTATTATTTTTCAAGTTTTGATCACTGGATAAAAGAACAGAAGCACGTTAAATACTACTTCCGTTATATGGATGATATGGTTATCTTTGACAAGACAAAAGAAGAACTGTTTGCCTTGAAGAAAGAGATTGATATTTATTTCAGGAATGAACTGAAATTGAACATAAAAGAAAACTGGCAGGTGTTCCCATCGTATGTAAGAGGTGTTGACTTCTTAGGTTACAGAACATTTTACAAGTATACATTACTTAGAAAAAGCACCTGTTTGGAAATGGAAAAGAAAATGACCGCTATCAGGAACAAAGTGGAAGCCGGGAACATGATGAACTATTCAGAGTGGTGTTCAATCAATTCTTACAAAGGTTGGTTGAAATATGCTGATACCTTCCGGCTATATCAAAAGTATGTTGTACCGCTGTTACCTTATGTGGATGATTATTATATACGCAACATAAAACCAAATACAAAGAAAGGATTGAAAGCATCATGATTGATTATGGAAAACAGAAAAGCACCGTCAGACCGGAAGAACTGGAACTGACGGAAACAAAAGTATTTGTCAGTTCCAATATCACGGAAGTGAATGAAGATGAAACTGACGGACAACCGGGGTTTATTGGATATGAGTTTGACCTTATCGAGTATGACAAGGACGAATACATTAAAATTCAGGCAGAAAAAAATGCTGATCTTGAAAATGAGATTACACAGGCACAGCTTGCCATGTGTGAAATTTACGAGATGATGGGATAAGAAAGAAGGTGTAAAGTATGGCAAATATTTATGCGTCACTGATCATGAAAGGTGTTAAGACACTGGACGATGTACCGGACAGACTGAAAGAAGCTGTCAAGGCTATTTTAGAGGGTGATAACTGATGATACGTCAGTTGATCATAAAAATTTTATTCAGAAAGGATGTGCAGACTATGGCAATTATCTATGCAACCCTAATCATTAAGGGTAAAAAAACATTTGCTGATGTACCTGAGAAAATCAAGGACAAAGTAAAGGAAGTTCTGATTGACCTTGATTGCTCTGAATTAGCAGAGTAATCAACAGACAAGGAAATTATCACAGGAACAAAAACAACCGCTATATGACACTTATATGAAGTCACAAGCGGTTGTTTTTATGTTCAGAAAGGACAACAGACTGTTGGAACAATTTATTTATTCGACATACACGATTGGGTTACCGATCATTATCACTGCCGTTATGGGGTATGTGGTTTGGCTCCTGAAAAATCAGAAGAAAGACAGGGATGCAAACAGTAAAGGTACAATGCTTTTACTTAAGGTTCAGCTTATCGAATACCATGATAAGTACATGAAGCTTGGCGAAATACCATCATATGTGTATCAGAATTTTTGCGATATGTATGAGGCATACCACGCACTCGGCGGGAATGGCGCAGTAACAAAAATGAGAAATGAGATTGAAGAATTACATTTGAAAAAAAAGAAAGAGGTATAAACATGAAAAATATTAACTGGGTTGTAAGAATTAAAAACAAAGCGTTTTGGGTTGCACTGATTCCTGCTGTACTTCTGTTGATTCAGGTTGTTGCAGCAGTGTTTGGTTATACCCTTGATCTTGGTGATCTTGGTAACAAACTGCTTGATGTGGTTAATGCAGTATTTGCAGTTCTTGTGATTCTTGGTGTTGTAACAGACCCAACAACCAAGGGTATTACTGACAGTGATCAGGCACTTACTTATACAGAACCAAAGAAATAAGAGGTAATCAGCTATGACAAATCAGGAATTTATTGATCAGATTGCAGTGTACATTAAAAAGTACGCTACAATTTTTGGTATATGCGTACACAGTCCAATCATTGCACAGGCAATCTTAGAAAGTGGGTGGGGCAAGTCAAAACTTGCTGCCACCTATCACAACTATTTTGGTCTTAAGTGCGGTACAAAGTGGACTGGTAAGAGTGTGAACATGAACACACAGGAAGAATATGAGCCGGGAGTATTGACAACGATTGCCGATAATTTCAGGGTCTTTGATTCAATGGAAGAAGGGGTTAAGGGTTACTTTGAATTTATACAGTTGTCCCGGTATCAGAATCTTAAGGGAATCACAGACCCTAAGACGTATCTTGAAACAATCAAGGCAGATGGTTATGCGACAAGTTCAGCATACGTTCAGAATAACATGAACTTGGTTGAACAGTACGAACTTACAAAGTATGACAATGAAAAGGGTGATAGTATGAGTGACAGACAAAAGCCGGGAAACTGGCTTGTACAGTATAAAGGTATTGCAGAAGGTAGTGAACAGCACAAAGCAATTCTGAAAGTATTCAATGATTCAGGACTTTGTACAAGATATAAAATGACGGTCAATGATGCTTGGTGTGCAACAGCAGTATCAGCAGCATTCATTGCAGTTGGTCTTTCCAACATTTTCCCTTGTGTTGAATGCTCTTGTGAAAACATGATCAACCTTGCAATCAGTGCAGGTATTTGGGTTGAAAATGATGCTTATGTACCTGACGTTGGTGACGTTATCCTGTATGACTGGGATGATAACGGTGTTGGAGATTGTACAGGTTGGAGTGATCATGTGGGTATCGTAGTATCATGTGACGGTTCTACGATCAGAGTCATTGAAGGTAACAAGTCAAACACTGTTGGTTATCGTGATATTGTTGTAAACGGTAAACACATCAGAGGATTCATTACACCGCATTATGCAGCAGGTGGTTCTACTACACCGCAACCTTTCGGTAAGAAATCAGTTCAGGAAGTAGCCAAAGAAGTATATGCAGGTGAATGGGGTAACAACCCGGAAAGAAAGGAAGCACTGGAAAAAGCCGGGTATAATTATCAGGAAGTGCAAGACGCTGTAAATGCATTGGTAAATGGAAGTAGACCGACACCTTCAAAATCTGTACAGGACGTTGCAAAAGAAGTTATCAATGGTCAGTGGGGAAATAACCCTGACCGTCAGAAAAAACTTGAAGCAGCAGGTTACAACTATCAGGAAGTACAGAATGCAGTTAATGCGATCTTAAAAGGAAATGCTGCAACAGACTTGACTGCTATCGCAAAAGAAGTTATTCTTGGTAAGTGGGGTAATGGTCAAGAACGAATTGACCGCCTGAAAGCAGCAGGTTACAGTCCTACAGCTGTACAGAAAAGGGTCAACGAATTAGTATAACAGATGATTCAGCGGCGGCATTGCCACCGACTTGCCACCATTGCAGACATACAACACAAGAATGTGCAAGGCGGTAAAGTCTGAACTATTAAAAAATACTTGATTTTATAGGCTATTTGAGAATGTACAAAGCCGTACAAGGATTTAAAAACAGAACACTTAACAAACTTATCATGTGGAGACAATAGTTGCACTACATCGGACCGATATGTAAAAATCCTTGATTTTAGGCATTTTGAAAGGTTTTTTAGGTTTGACCAGAGTGACCGGAAAACATACAAAAAAGCAATTTCCGACGGAGTAAATGTGTCGGTTGTATTGGATAGCGTGTGTGGAAACACATCAAAGTCAAAATAATATCATCATCATTCAACTAAATAAAAGTAGCGTGAGAGACCGTTCATTTTCAAGAAAATTGAAAGTGAGCGGTCTTTTTTTATACCTTTAAAACGGATTTTTATTAAGACGTTTTAAAGGGCTGATTCGATGTGTTCGAGAAAGGCGATATTATGGAGACGATCAGGTATGTAGTTGTATAGAGCAATTTAGCAAATTTTATTGGAGAAATGGTAGCAAAGTTCAGAAATACAAAAATCTCTATTGAAAGAAAAGTTGCAGCATGATACTATAACCGTATAGACGGATGAATAAATTTATAAATACGGATATGTACGGAATGTTGATGGAGGAAAAATCATGATTATCAGTGAAAGAATTTTTTGTGTGATGGAGCAGAAGAACATAACGCAGTTGGAACTCTCAAGAAGGACCGGGATTGCAACAAGTAACATCAGTGACTGGAAGAAGAAAAAGACGAATCCCAAAGCGGACTGTCTGTTGTCTATATGTGATGCATTGGAGATTACTCCAGAACAGCTTTTGACTGGAAAAGGAATTGATCCGGAATATAAAGATGCAGATATGGATTATGAAGTTACCAGGTCGGATATTAAGATTTTAAAGCAGATTCACAGCCTTGGAGATGCGCAGTATAAAAGATTGATGGCGTATATGAAAGCCTTGCAGAAGTTGGAACAGATGGAGAACATGGTGGAGGAATAGAGATGGCAAATAAAATAGTTAGGGAAATTATTCACGCAAAAGGAATTGATATTGGGATTTACACGAAAGATTTTGAAAATGAATATATTTCGTTGACAGATATTGCAAAATATAGAAATGATAATGATCCCAGATTTGTCATTCAGAACTGGATGCGAAACAGAAATACAGTTGAGTTTTTGGCTGTTTGGGAAGAACTTCATAATCCAGATTTTAACCGTGTGCAATTCGAGGCGGTTAGAAGTGAGGCAGGATTAAACAGGTTTGTTATGACGCCAACCAAATGGATTGAACAGACCAATGCTATTGGAATAGTGTCAAAAGCAGGCAGATATGGTGGAGGAACTTATGCACATAGCGATATTGCAATGGCATTTGCTACATGGATTTCTCCGGAATTTCAACTGTATATTATGAAAGATTACCGCAGGTTAAAACAAGATGAAAATAGTCGATTTTCATTGGACTGGAACTTGAACAGGGCTTTATCAAAGGTGAACTACCGTATTCACACAGATGCGGTGAAGGAAAATTTGATTCCACCAGAGCTAACACCAGAACAGATTGCTTATACATATGCCAGTGAAGCAGATCTTTTAAATGTTGCTTTATTTGGTCAGACTGCAAAGCAATGGAAAAATAATAATCCGGGTAAAAAGGGGAATGTGCGTGATGATGCAAATTTAAATCAGTTGTTGGTGTTGGCAAATATGGAAAGTTATAATGCTATTTTAATTGAGCAGGGGAAATCTCAATCAGAAAGACTTATATTGCTTAGAAATTTGGCAATCAGGCAGATGGATACATTAGTCAGTATCAATCTGTCGGCAGTTTCGGCACTTCCTGGAGGTGATATGTAAATTGAAGAAAGAGAAAATCAAAGTATATTTATACACCCGTGTCTCGACAACCATGCAGATAGATGGCTATTCTCTGGATGCACAGAAAACAAAAATGAAAGCGTTCTGCGACTATAATGAATATGAAATTGCCGGTGAGTATGAGGATGCAGGAAAATCCGGCAAATCAATAGAGGGAAGAGTTTCATTTAATCAGATGATGGAGGATATTAAGTCAGGAAAAGATGGAGTATCTTATGTTCTTGTATTTAAACTTTCCAGATTTGGAAGAAATGCGGCAGATGTACTTGCAACATTACAAGTAATGCAGGATTTTGGAGTGAATCTGATTTGTGTGGAGGACGGAATAGATTCATCCAAAGATGCCGGGAAGCTTATGATATCTGTTCTGTCAGCAGTGGCAGAGATTGAACGTGAGAACATTCGTGTTCAGACAATGGAAGGAAGGATGCAGAAAGCCAGGGAAGGTAAATGGAACGGTGGTTTTGCACCATATGGATATTCTCTCATTGATGGAAAACTAGAAGTCAAGGGAAAAAGATACTTGTCAAAGGTCTGAAAGGAAAGAAAGGCAGTTATGATGCGTACCTGATTCCAGAGAGTGTAGAGGAATTTTCCTATACGAAAGATGGTAAAGAAATCATAGGATTCCAGTATAAGTTTAAGATGGAATTTCCACAGAAGAAGGATAAGTAGAAAAACTTGAAAAAATATTTTTCATAATAATTTGTAAGATTTTGTCGAAAAATGTCATGTATATAGTGAAGGGAGAATTTTAGCATGAGTAAGGAAAAAGAAATAGAGATGCTGAAAGAAAAACTTGACTATTATACGTTGGTAGCCGCTGATGACGAATTTGATGCCGGGAAAGTTATAAAAATTGTCAAAAGGTTGGAAGAACTTGAACCGACAGAAGCACCGAAAAAGTCGGTTGACGAATTTTTAGACGATTTCTGTAAGTATTGCGAAGAACGGGAAAGGGAGGAAAAAATACTGGTGTAGGAAGCAGTAATAGCAGTATCTATGATGAAAAAAGTGTGGTATTATGAGAAAAAGAAATTTGCAAATCGGAGTTTGTTACTCTTTTTGGAGGTGAATTGGTAATGATAAAATTAAAAAT